GACAGAACGTCCAGGAGTAAATCTATAGAAATGTTTAACGTAATTAGAGGCCATATAAATAACCCTACAGACGAACGAATAGCTAGAACTTGGAATGGCGGATATAACTACGGAGAATCTACTCTAAAATATTGGAATAAAGTAAAACAAAAATTATGAATAAACACATTTTAATCTACGCTATAATCATTATTATAGTACAAATTATTATCATTACCGACCTACTAAATAAAGCTAGTAGCCCTCCTGTAATTAAAGAAACAGTATTAACGAATACAGATACTATCTATTTAGAGATAGATAGCCTTAAAACTAAATCAGATACTATCAAATTATATTATGAAAGAAAGACTAGCAATTATCATATTTTGCCTCGTAGCGAACGTATACGCTTATTCGCAGATAGAATTAACAAATAACAAGGGAGATACTCTAATCTGTATAACTATCCCGCAAATGGATAGAATATATATAGAACTTATACAAAAAGATAGCTTATTAGACCAATCTAAAATTAATAGGGCTATACAATTTAAATACATTCAAATAATAGATAGCAGTCAAAAAGATATAGAGTCGCTTAAAACGTCTGTAAATAGCCTCAAATCTAAAAATACAGACCTATTTAATGAGTCTCAAAAAAATAGATCTAAATTAATTAGGACTAGAAAGGTAGGTCTAATTATGGTAGGTATTATTATATTACAGGCCTTATTATAATGAATGTTTTAGAACTATTCGCGGGGTCTCGTTCTATAGGTAAAGTAGCCGAAGAGCACGGACATAAAGTTTACTCTTCAGATATAGAAGATTTTGGCTCTATAGATTATGTAGTAGACGTTCTAGAATTTGATATTTTAAAAGTGCCCTTTATTCCCGATATGATTTGGGCCTCTCCTCCGTGTACTTCGTTTTCTGTATCTGCAATTGGTAGACATTGGAATCATAATAACACGCCAAAATCAGAGGCCGCAGTTTTAGGGGTTAAAATGGTAGAAAAAACTCTAGAAATAATTAACTATTTTATAGCTATAAATCCCGACCTAATTTTTTATATAGAAAATCCTAGAGGTAAATTAAGAAGCCTACCCGTTTTAAGTCATTTAGAAAGGGTTACTGTTTGGTATTGTAGATACGGAGATACTAGGGCCAAGCCTACCGATATATGGAGTAATAACATTTATAACCCTATGTTTAATCCTAACTCCTGGAAGCCTAGGCCCGAGTGTTGGAATAATAATCATAACTGCCACCACGATAAGCAGCCTAGGGGATATGCTGCAAAAGTGGCCACGGGAGCGATAGGTAAAGGGACGCAAGGCCTAGCTAATAACCACGAACGTAGTAAGATACCCTACAAGCTTTGTAAGGATATAATTCTAAACTTATAACTCTAATTTTATAGCGTCTTCTAGACTTAAGAAAGCTACCTCTTTTGTAATGATATTATTATTAGAGAATTTAGTAGTAGCCCTTAGCTTTTTTTCTACCCAAATAGGGTCTATTTCTAGAAGGTCAAAAGAATAAATCCCTTCGGGGGTAGAATTTATATACATAGGTATATCTAAATGTTTGCCCGTCTCGAATATCATAGCGTTATATTTCTTTTTTTCGAGTAGTAAAGTAGGGAAATGCTTACTTCTACATTTAAGCTCTATCCTGTGTTTAAATTTAGGCGAATAGCAATCCCAACGGGACATTTGATTCTTAGCTTTTACGAGGTCAAAGTATACGAACTCTTTAAGCCAATCAAATAACTGCTCTTCGTCCCAATTATACACTAGTATTTTTCTTTAGCTACGTCAAAACAAGGACAGGCTTTTTTAGGGTTTAAATCCCTATGGCCTAGTATATCTACGTCGGGAAATTTCCTAGTAATTTTATCTATAAGAACTCTTAAAGATTCTTTTTGCTCGTCTGTTCTAGTATCTTTTGGCTTAGTATTCTTTTTATTCATACCTCCAACGTAGCAAATCGCGATACTATACTTATTGTGTCCGATACAATGGGCCCCGATTTGGGATATATCTCGGCCCGTTTCTATCGTACCATCTAATCTAATTAAAAAATGATACCCAACATCAAACCACCCGTTCCCGTTTACGTGCCAATCTCTTACATCTTCTATACTTACGTCTCTACCTTCGGGGGTAGCAGTAGTATGTATGATTATTTTATTAATATTTCTCATAATTTATGGTAATTGTAAAAATCAACATATACAAAGTTATAGTGTTATAGTTAAAATCTTCGTCTTTGCCTACATACTCCCACCCTATCGCTAGTCTATCGTGTGGATAATGGCCTACTATATAAACTTCGTAATTCAATTATAGTTGTTTTTTAACTTTTTTTAAATTGTTGATATGTTCTATCGTTTTATCTATAAAGGAATACCCTTTCACGGCCTCCCAGGATTCATCCATAGACTTAGACTCGTTAATTATAAGCGTTAAAGCTATTATTTTAGTGGCCATAAATTCGACGTCTACTATTTTATATATAAGTGAGTTAACTATTAGTACGTCTGAGCCATAAACGGCCATAACTACACCAATATAAGATAATACTTTAGGTACAAATCCTGTTCTAAAAGCCTTAGAGGATATTTTCTCCCCTATTTTTTTGGCCTTCCATATACCGAATAGAGTATCTAGGCAGCTAAAAGCGGCTACTAGAATTATTATTCCCTTTATAGGAGCAAAAAATAAAAGTATAGAATACAATATGCTACTAAAATAAATCTTCATCACTTTCAGATATTATGCAGTATTCGCTCTCGGGGTATTTAATACAGTAAGCCTTTAAATAAAGCGATTGATCTCCACTAAAATAGTGTGCTACATTATCGGGGTCGGGATACACCTCGTAATCCTCTAAACTTTCTACCTCTTCGTTTAATAACATATCAACTGAATATTTAGGCGATAAATCTGTGCATTCGCCTTCCTCATCAAATGCCTTGCAAATATGCCCTATTTCAACGATTGCGTTTATAGATGGAATTAATGTTTCATTCCCCTCCTCATCTTCTTTGTAAAGAGTTGGTCTTATTTCTGCCCATTGGCTATCTGTAAATTCGTATTTATTAAAAATCATATCGTTGTTAATGTTGTTAATTCTGCATCTGTTAATTTTTCATCAAACATCATAAATTGATTAATTTTATTTGTAAACTTAAGTCCCCCATTTGATTGACTTGACATTATTTTATTTGTTGTGGGTACTCCTATTGAAGTGCTTGTGGCAGTTTGTGAGCCATTAACAAAAATCTTATAGTCATTAAGTTTGTAATTTATAGCTAACTTGTATCGTGTGCCTATTGTTAAGCCAGTTATAAAATTAGCTATTGCCCAACCTCCACCACTTGTAATTACTTGCAAGTTATATCCTGTTCCACTTCTATAAATCAAAAAACCATTGGCAGTATTTGCAGCATCAAATATTTCAAATCTATTGCCCTCATAATAAAGAAAGTCAATAAATATACAACCCTCTGTTTGACCTATTATTGTACTTAAACCATCGGCTACAAATGATTCATCTGTACGAGTTGCGGTTGCTCCTTCGGTTGGTATATATGATGTGGCGTAACTCTCTAATTTCTCAATTTGAAATCCAAAAACAGATACGTCAGCACCACTTTCCGCAGCAATGCCAATTTTGCTTGTATTTGTTGAAGTGTATGTATATGTAAATCTCACCCAATCACTTGTAAGCGACCAAGCACTATTTACTACTCCACTACCATTCACAAAAAAGCCAACATTTTCTGTTCCAGTATTATTTCTTTTAGCGTAACAAGATATGGTAAACAAGGTACTGGAAATATCTTGTCCAGTATTCCATATATAACCATTGCTTGTAAATTGTAATCTTGTAGCGTTACTTGTGCCGTCTGGTGACACGATATAGTTAGAAGTTGCAGTTACATTAATAAGAGTAGTCCAAGTTGAAAATGAATTGCTTTTGGTTTCTAAATTAGTCCTCTGTGGTTCAAGTAATAAACTCGCACAACTTCCATCGCTATAATCCAAGCGAGGGACATCGTTTTCAATATATTCAATTACTGATATGCTATTAAATACAGAGCCACTACCAGAAGAATATCCATTGTTAAAACCTACAAAAGTGTTGCCAGTTCCACCAACTGCTTCAATCGTTTGAACGCCTACCGATAATGTGTATTGATTGCCACCAAAGTATAACGTTGTTGCTCCGTCTAAACTTGCAACATCAACAACAACCTTGTAATATTTATTCGCAGTAACTACACTACCTTGATAAGCAAGTCCACCGCTTGTTTTGGTTAGTTGTCCGCTTGATATACTTGCAGAGCCACTCCAACCACCACCACTTGAAAAGTCACCATTCGTCACCTCCTCCGTTGTGCCTATAACTTTTGCAACCTCAATCAACCCCTCACTATTTACCCTTGTGCCACTTGATGAACGAGAGAAAGTGAAGTCGCCGTTTCCATTACTCGGAATTTGCGAATATAGTTTTGTTGATTTATACCCACTTGGTATTTGCACTAAACTTGCTTTATCTAAAACACTCATAATTTATTTAATTTATTAATAACACATTCTTTATTTTCAACCACTCCTCCGTCAGCTTCTACACGCACTTTATATCCTTCAAATATCAGCTGCCCTTCTGATATCCGTTTAGTTTTTTTTCCGTATTGATATCCGTAACTATACACTATCCGAATATAGCTAATACAGACCCACTCGATACGTTTACTCTTTTAAGCATTCCGCCATTTTTAGCAGATATAATCATACCTACAGATAGCGTTACCCCACTTAAGGCACTTTCGGTTAATACGTTGTTATCGCTTTGGTCTGTTAGGTTACTAAAGGTAGCATCTTCGTTAACTACGATATAAGCTACTTTGTCGGAAGCAGTAAAGGTAACGTCTCCTGTTACGACTTTCTGTCCGTTTCTTGATAATTGCAGTTCAGTTGTTGTCATTTTTTTATTTAAGTTGGTATTTTACATCTTGCGTAACCATATGCAGAGCTTAACGACATACTAATCGCGGCCCCGCTATAAAGGCTATCAAATCTTTCTGTGAATGGTTGTATACTCCAAGTCTTATTTAAGACTAAAGCTAAATCTTTGTCGGCGTAAGTGGCCTTATTATAGTTCTCAAATATTGACATAATGTCTAGAGCGATTAGGCAACATTCGTTTTGAACGTCTACCTCGTTAGATTCTGTATTAATCTCTGTCACATTATCGCATAAAAATATATCTATAGAATAATCTATCCCGTTAAATCCGTTAGACGTAATATTCACTATATCATAAATAAGATAACTTCCTGTAACGTCCTTAGTTAAATCGACGTCGTATATATTACCTTTTAGAATAGTGTTTATTTGGGGATGTTCTGCCTTTATCCCCTCCATTATTGTCCTTATGTTTTTTATCGTTAAACTTTTCGACATATTTTTTTAACTTCTCTTCTTTATTTATAGTATAAATTGGCTTCTCCATTGGGTGTCTTGTTCGGGATATACTACGTCTACTCCGCTAGGAGGATTTTTATATAGTGGATAATCGTTCTCGTTCTGTTTTAAATAGAGCTTTAATTTACGTCTATAAAAGTCGGCGTTATCTTTATATATATTTTTAGCGACTACTAATTCTCCCTCGCTTAAAGGGCTAAAATTATCTCCCGAATGCGTACCCGCTCCCTTATTTCTTAATTTATAAGTTCCTATCCTAGTGTATTTATGGCAAATTTCCCATTTTAAAGAGTCTCTTAAATACTCCTTAATAAGTGTCTCGTTCAAAGTACTAACGCTATTAGTTTTAATTTGTGCTAGTATTTCGTCAAAAAGTGCACTCCCTAATATTGGC